ATAAAAGTTTCCTTAACGGAGTGAAAGTTTAAATCCTTAACGGACTTTTTTATATTAAACATATATTATTTATATGTCAAATTTATATTATATATGTTACAAAATGAGAATATTTGATATAATGAATTTGGCTGTGAGATTTAGCCTAAAGTAGATAGGTTACTTGGAAGGGGCTTATCTACTTTATAATTATTTTGGTGGACAACTTAAGCCCGTGGGTTGTCTACTTCAATTTATGAGTGTGCGGTATAACTTGGTTTGGAGGAATATTAACGACAATATCTTCACAGGTGACAGCACTAGGAGTATTAGGTTTGAAAGTAACTCCCTCTTTTGCCATTTTTGAGCACATTTCTAAACGATATAAACTGATTTCCATTTTAGTTTTTTTAATTAATAATCTTTGAGCTTCTATATTTACCTCTGTTGCTTCATGGCAAAGTGCTGGAGACTTTCCTAATGGAATATTAAATTGTGCAGATATTCCATAATTTAAATTAAAATTATCTTTTTCAAATCTAGGTATTTCAGAATAATATTTTATCGCTCCAGTATCTTCATCATAGATTGGTGTTCTCGTAACAGTTTCTCTAGGTAGAGCAAAAGACCAGCTATCTGTTACATAAGGTGTAATTGTAAGACTAGGTGAAGCACAAACTATGCCCTGACTCATTTTGTAAGATGGCATAGCTGAAGGTGTAATCATAGTGGCATTGTTATTCACTACCCCTTGTGCATTGCTTGAAGGTGACGCAACTGTTGTATTAGCCAAAACCCTTGCAGGGCAAAGGATTATAGCTATTGTCCAAACGTAGTTGTAGTTTCTACGGTTGTGCTTGTATTTATTTGGCGAGTTATGGTTGTTGTCGTATCCAACCCTGGAGTGATTAGTGTTTCTTGTAGAGAGAAGGCTGCTCCATCTGTATTTATTGACCAACGAGGAATAGCTTCTAAGTTTGGTGAAGTCCAACTAAAATTTACTCCTCCAACTGTTTGTTCATTCGTAGTCGTAGGAGTAGGGTTGATATATCCCGTTTCAGATTTGATATTATGTCCTGATGCTGAGTAGGAGTATCCTGTCCGATATTGATGGCTCGTAATGGTTTCATTAATAATTGATTCAGATGTACTTGATGTTGTAGAGCTACCCGTGCGAAACTGCGGAACTACAGGAACAGCAAGTGTTCTTATAGGTAATGCTAATAAAACTAGCAGCCAAAGTCTAGTCAATCGTAATAGTAACTTTAGTAGATCCTATACAACTTGTACCCGATCCACCTGCGGTACAAGTATGAACTCCTGATGATAATGACGTAAGAGCTAGATTTCCCGCAGTTCCTCCCGAAGCCACTGTTGTCGTTCCACCCAATATTGGTAATGCTGCAATACCGCTAGAAGGAGTTACAGCAGATGGTGTAGAATCTCCCATTATTACGGATTCTGTTTTTGAAAAGGCCGAGCCACTTTGGGTCACTGAAGTATCTGTTTGTATCATTGCTGGCACTCCATTGCTAAGACTGCCAACATTGATCCCTCCAATCTTTCCTGATGTTGTTGTATCTCCTACAGTTACAGATGGTGTAATATTATTTCCGCTTAAAGAATAGGTAGTACCAACTTTCTGCGTAGTTACAAATGGCATATCTACCGTAATTTGGGCAGATGTCACAAACTCTTGCTTGATGTCACTAAAAACTGGTGACATTGGTACAAGTAATAATAATGGAAGTAGCTTTTTCATTTTTTAGGTTTAGGGTCGATTACTTCAGCACCTTCTATTTTAATAGGCGTTACTACCCTTATAGTCTGAACCATACCATCTCCCATTGCAACTTTATCGTCTTTCTTACTACTTTTCTTAGATCCTTCTAAACCGAATGTAGCCAGTGCTCCCGTTAGAAGTGAAGCAGGAAACGTAATGTCTTTTGGTTCTGAACTATATCCTGGGATTGATATGTAATTAAGAGTTACTATAAAACCACTCCAAACAACAACACCTAATCTGACAAACAAACTGATTATTGCTAATTGTTCTTCTTTGTCATCTAAACCTTCCTTAAGTTTTTGGAAAGCGTTTTTCTTTTTTTCTTCAACCATAAAAGTTAAGATTCTTGTCTAATACTAGCAAAGTAGCTATGTTTGGAAAGTAACACATAAAAACGATGGTAAAAATTCTAAAACCTATTCTTCTTGTTTTTATAAAATCAAAAGCAATGAAGAGATTAATTGTGGATCTGTTAAAGGCAATAGCCAAACAAACAGATAATTCAATAGACGATCAAGCAGTTGCTTTTATCGAATCTAGGATGTTTCCAGGATCTACCACAAATCTTCAGTAACATGAAAATCACTAAATTTCTCAACATTGACATTGAGCCAGCACCTCCAGAAATGGAATTAGAAGTTGAAAAGGAATGTAGAGAAATTATGAAGGCTAATGACTTAGATAATATAAAAAGATATTGTACTCATCTTGTCAGGAAAAAATTTGATCAAGATATCTTTATGGCTTCTATGTTAAATAGATTAATAGAATTAGAAGCTAATGCTGTTGTAAAAGAATTAAGACAAAGAAAACCAACAAATCCTATTGCAAAGTTTTTTCGTACTCGCTAATCTCTTCATCTGTAAAATCTTTAATTAATAATTTATCTATCTTGTCAATCTCATAATTGAATTTAAGTACGGCAGTTTTTATATGTTCTGCAATCCAACGACCTTCGCCATAAATGACTTGAGCTTTTCCGTTATCTTTTATAAAAACATAATGATCTTGTCCTTTTAATTGGACTTCTAATAAATTTTTTTCTAGATTGTTACGTCTAATTTGTTTTAGTTTGCGTAACTTAGCTATAGATTTTCTAACTGGTGTCATTTTTTATAATCTAAAGGAGGAGGTGTAAGCCAGTAGCGTACACCATTAATTATTTTAAAGTGAACATTTAGGTTAGGATCTTTAACTAAATATTCATCTTTAGGCTTAGAAAGGTAACTCTTCATTTACTCCTGTTTCAATCTTCTGTGGATTAATTTGCCCATATATTCCGTACTCTGACTCCAACGCTTTAGCGTTGATGTATATACCTTCAGTTTTAAGTGTCCCTTTTTCTTTTCCAAGATAAACCTGTCCTCCTGTAGTTTTTGTATCCACTAATTTTTGTAAATGATCAATGAAATGCGTAATTGATTCTGTAGGAATAAATATCCTTAATTGATTACCGTATTGACCTTCTTGAATTTTATATGAAATAGGTAATGGTAATGCTGGATTGAAAGTAAAATCTGACATGATTAATTAAAAAATTGAGCTAATAAAGTGTTAAAGAATGAATTAAAAGAAACTTTGTTTTGTTTACAATGATCTTTTATTTTTGAAGCAAGAGTGTCATTTGTTCTGACACTAAAGATGTTTTTGTTCCAATCTTTTTTACGTTGCTGTTTGCGGAGAAGAAGCTCATTCAATACTTGTTCTCTCGCAGTGTTAGCAGTTTCATCTGGTGTCATAAGCTCTCATCTATCTTAGAGATTTCAAGAGCTAAAAACTCACCATGTTCAGCAGTAGTAATATGTCGAGTAATCTTTGTATCTTTGATACTGAACTTCTTTCTGAAAGATTCGACTACATCTTTCATCTTGAGTGGATTACTTTGATGAAGTGCCTGTAGCTTTTCGAGGATTACTTCTTTTGCTTCCTTGGTAATAGGATCAGGAAGTTTTTCTAAAACAGATGTAGATTCTAGTTTTTGATTAGGTTTTGTAGGAGTTTTTGCTACACCTGTTTTTGGTGGTGGTGTTTTCGTTAATGAATTACCATCATCATCATCGTTAGCTAATCCGTAGACAGAAAGTAATCCATATCTACGAGCGTAGGTTTGAGCAGAACCAGCTTCTTGATGTGCATTTTTTACGTTACTTGGAATCTTTGGTACAGGAAACTTACTGACTAAAGGTTCATCTCCAGAAACGTGCATCAATTTTGTAATGACAATTGTGATAACTTCTCCTTCTGGAGTGATCACAAAATCATTTAGTTGGGAATGACAAAGACCAAACTCTGTAGCTGGTTGAACAGCAAGTAGAGCTTGAGCCAATGTGGTGTATTTGCTTTTATAGAATGGGTTTTTACCATCCAAACCAGCAGCATGATGCTTTTGCTGGAAAGCGTTAAGAGCTTCAACTAGTGTCGAAGGCTGTTTAGTGGCCATGAGTAATTGTTTACTTGATAATTATATTACACATATATCATGTTTACTGCAAGGCAGCTTGTAACAATGTATTGAATTGTTCTGGAGTCAAGACCATTCTCCATTGACCTCCTCTGAATCTGACCATGCTCGCAACAAAGTCTACACCTGCATTCTTTCTCTGTGTTTCCACTTCCCTGGGTTTCACCAAACAAGCTCTAGACTTATCTTTGTAATCCGCAACTTGTATTACGCAATTTGGTATGCCATATATATCTCCAACATCATCTGGTATTCCTGCTGCTAAGTTTCTTTTGCATTCAAAACCAGTAACTTCTGTTAAAAGTTCTGCTGCTTCCCTTTCAGCTTTATCTCCTTTTCTTTTTTGTGGATTAGTCATCCTTGTAGTTCTTTAATACGTCTTTTAATGTCATCAAATTGTACACAATATTCTTTATCTGTAATTTCTTTTTGAAACCATTGCCATTCAAGTGTCGCAATTTCATTCTGTAATTTTGTAATTAGATATTTTTTTCTCCGATCAAGTTCTCGATAAAGACACTTCACTTTTTAAGAATCCACTTTTTATTTATTTTAGATTGTAATTGCAATCTTTTCTGCTCTGTTATAGATAAGAAACAATCATCTAATTCATCTATTGTTTCACTGAAGTCTGCTTGCTGTGATATTGCAAGTGACCTTGAAAAATTTACAAGTGATGCCCTAATAAGTTTTAGCTCACGACCTGACACATTAAGTATGTAATCCATCAAAACAATTCCTGTTCTGATTCAAACTTTTCCCATGCTTTCTGCCATGCAGCTTCGCATCTATCTGTGGGTTGATCAATGTTCATAATACATCTACCTTCAAATGCCCAGATTGTATTACATACATCTGGTCTTAAATCGTAGTTT